TCTGGAATTGGTTTACACTTTTTATCAGTGTTGCAATAGTATTCTCCTTTTTTACAGGAAGTCTTTCCCATTATACAGACTATTCAGAGCTATTATTATTTAGCAATCCGTCTTTTAACATCTTTGAGAGTTCACTCGTAGAACCAACAAAGAGTGCGTTGTTTGTAACAGTGCTCTGTTTTTTTGGATTATCCTCTTCAATATCTTTTACTTTTTTATGTAAATCCGCTAGTTTATCTGTTGTATCTGCAACTGATTTTATAAGTTGTCCAGCAACTTCGTATGCTCTTGGACTTGCAGTTTCTCCTGCAACTTCCATAATACCATTGATTGCTTCTTGACCTTTTTCTATGAGTGAATATAAATTACCTCTTGTGTAATCATAATCTTTCTTGACTTCATCAACTTTGGTTACTTCATCTGCTTTGACAATCGCATCAACCTCAACACTACCATCAGTGTTGAAAGTATCATTTAATGAATCGTAACCTTTTGCCATTAGATGTCTACCCCTCTATTTGGTGCAAAGTCTTTTCCATCTCCAAAGAATGTGCTTGTCTCTGTAAACCCAAAATCATCACCTGGTTCAATAAATGGTGTATCATTAGTATCTATGACACCATCATCGTTATAATCTTGTTTTGGTTTTGGTACAACAGTATATCTTTGCTCTCTTTTTGCAGTCCTTGTATTTGTATTTGAATAGTAATCCAACTGAACTTTCTTGATAAGTCCTTCTGGAGTTTGAGCGATATGATTAAAGAAGAATGTTTTTGCAGTGAATGATAATGTGTATATCAATGCTCTTCTAGTTGCAAAATCTCCTTCATAATCATCTTGTTGAGATATATTCTGAAGAACCATTGGTATATCTCTTTTCTCTCCGATTGATTTTACCAAATCTATTGATATATTAAAACCTGGTTGAAAAAATGGTAATATCTGCTCTAATATCTGCAATCCATCATCCTGCAATTTTACTAAGATATTCAGGTCAAAACCAAGATTGTAAGGAACTGGCATAAAGACCTTTTTCATTTGATCATTATTTTTATCTTGTGCTTTGAATGTTTGAGTTATACCTGCTTTTCTTGTAGAGTCGTATGATATGTTTGTTATCTCAAAAGACATACGAGGTAATGTAATTTGAGTCGCCTTATTTAATTCTGCTTGTTGAGTTATTCTTGCTAAAAACTTCTGTCTTGGTCCATATGCAATTGGAACTTTTACATCTGATATTACATTACCTGCACCATCATCATGTCGCACATGAATATCATTAAACAGTGTGCCAAATGCAATAACTGTTTTTCTAACAATTTCGTGATAAAAATAACTACCTAACATTTTTCTATACTACGGATTCTGAACCACCTAAAATTAAACCACTGTTCATTGCTAGATCATACATTTTGGAATGTAAAGTGTTATCAACTACAGTTGTCCACCTTGCTGTATTCTCAGTTGCTATCCAGCATTGTAAAGTATCATTTATTGCTGCTGGAATATTATAATCAAACCAAGGATCATATGGTATTTTATAAGGTTTAGGATATCCCATTAAAAACTCCCGAATGGATTTGATTCTGAAAAGTCAATCAGTAAGTCTGCTTCTGACTCAAAGATGTCTCCTTCATTATATTTATCGTCAGTATCATCATCAAAAGTTGATACACTGAATAAGGCACCAGATGTAAGACCCTTAATATCTTCACCAGCGAAGAATCCTGTAGTTGTTGTTCCAATTCCAATATTACCAACCTGAAGTATTCCAGTATCAACATCCCAACTCTTAACTCTTGCCTGTGTACCTGAACGCATACCCTGAACAATTTCATTGAATAAGTAAGTTCCAACACCACTTATTGTTTCTGGATCAGCTATTGTAACAGTTTCACCACCTGTGTAACCTGCTCCAGCATTTGTAATAAAGATAGAGTTCACACGATTAAATCCACTTGATGGATCAATACCAATTGATGTAATACCAGTTGCTCTATCAGCTGCTGTTGCTCCTGCAGGTACCCCAATAGTGACTGTAGGTGCTGTTCCATATCCAACACCAGTTTGAGTTATAGTAAATCTAATAATACTATTAGATGCAGTATTAATGGAACAAGTTGCAGCTGCACCAGTTCCACCACCACCAGAAATTGTAATTGTAGGTGCCTCTGTATATCCAAATCCAGCGTTTGTTATCAATATTTTTTCAATAGATGTTACATTTGCTCTTGATGTTGTAAATGCAACTGCTGTTGCAGTAGATCCTGATGCACCTGCAGGAGATGTACTAAATCCAACTATCGGTGTTCCTGTAAATCCAGAACCATCATTATTCAAGAATATTTCACGAACAGCACCTGTTCCAACTACTGGATTTGCAAGTGCTGTAATACCTATACCAACTAATTGAAGATCAGCAATGTAACCTACATCATCTACTTGAGTATCAATCGCTTCAATTGATGTATCAATAACCTCATCTTCATATTCAAAGAGTTCACACTTAAGTTTATAAACATAATTACTACCTAACTGATAGAAAGGTTCTTCGTGCTCTACAAATTTTATCTCAAATAATCTTTGACCTAGTGGAAAAAATACTAAGTCACCTTCACGAGGTCTTGATGATAATTCAATATCATCATCAGCATCCATAAATGGAGATATAAATTCTTCAAATCTTTCTTTTGAAATAGTTAGAGTTACTTCATCTCTTAAACTCATTCCAAATTTTGTTAAAACATCTCCTGCACCTGCATATCCATCATAATTTTCCACATATGCTTCAATCAAAAAATTATCATCAAACTTTGATGCAGTTACTTCTTCTATAATTGTTGATTGATTTACAAACTTTCTGGGAATAAATGTAACTTCTACACCATAAATCTTAAGATGTTCATTTACCAGACTTTGTACTAGTCTTTGTTCACCTCTTGAACCTTGTAAAAAATGTGGATTTAATGCCATTACTCATCACCCAATAAAGTCAAGAGGAGGAGTCTCATAGTCCATCATCATTCTTGACCTGAGTTCCTCTAATTCTCTTACTCCATCGTCATAAATTTCTCTACCATTTAATTCAATTCCACCTGGTAATTTAGTTCCTCTAAATTTAATAAGATTCATTCCCCATTGTTTTTTCATTAATGCTACAAAATATCTTTTTACAAATGGATCATTATATACTTGTTTATATTCTTCAGGGTCAAGAGCACGGAAACAGTCTATTATAATAAATGTGTCCAATGATTGTGCTCCCCAGTCAATATCTAAGTATAATCTATCTTGTCTTTGATTAAATCTTATCTGTTTTTCAGTTGTTAGTAGAAAATCAATATCCTCAAGATATCTTTTTACCATTGCAAATTGTAGTAATTCAACTGAGTTAAAATAATACAAATCATTTAAAAATAATTGATATTTAATACTAAACATTCCACCAGAAATAGAACTTGTATCAAATTTAAATATTTTATTTACACCAATTACGTGATCTGGTACTGCTATGTAATTAGAAGTTTCATAAAAATTACTTGTTACAGTTCCCGCACTATTCGTAGATATACCAGTTGTAGTGACTATACCAACTCCATCTGTTCCTTTTGCTCTTCCTCTATCTAAATCTTCTTGAGTGATTTTATATTTGAGATACATTCTTTCAATACCATTATAATGACGTTCCTGATATAACTGAAGAGTATCATCAAGTGCGTCATGTATCTGGTCAGTATCAAGGTTTATCTCCAATACGGGATATCCCAGTTTACGCAAACCGAAGTTTATAAGTTGTCCTCTACTTTGTGGTACTGCCATTACTCTCCGTGAGATTTGCGATTTCCTCTAAAAGTTCATTCTTTTCTTTTTCATAATCATTTTTTAGAGTTTGGAGTTTTGCCTCCAATAGAACGTTTTGATTTAATGCTGTTGCTAGTTTTGTATGATATAAGTTCACTAATACATTAACATCTACTTCACTGTTTTGTTGCATTTAGAAAGTTCCTCCGTCTAGGGTTGAAGTCCAATGTGGTTTGTTTATATAGACGTTGGTGGCAGCACCTGGTGTGGATGAAAGATTTGCAATCGCACCACTCTGTCCCTCTCTTCTTAAATTATTAGTTGTGTTAAATGTTCCTTCTACACCAATCAAATTAACAGAATTACCACCTGTTACCGCTGTTTCAACAATACCAAAAGCACCAGTAGAATCTTGTTTTACGATGTCTCCTACTGCTACTGTTATTCCTGCACTTAAAGAACTTAAAGTAACTTTTGTGATTGCTGTTAATACCTGTTTTGAAGTAATAACAGGTGTTTGTGGAGCATTTGTGGATCTTTGTAGACCAGTATCGTCAAACCAAACAACACCACCTGAAGCAAAGTTTCCTGACTGATAATAGATACCTTTGATATCTAAGAAACCTTTTGTTCCAGTTACGACACTAGCTGAAATAGTTGCGTCAGGCACATATGTCCATCTGCGACTGTCATCACCGTGTGTGCCATGATTTCCTGTTCCAGCGGTGCTAGATGCGATTGAACTATCATCTAATCCAAAGAAACCATCAGTTGAGTTTGCAGTTCCAATACCAGTATTATAAGTAAATCCAAGTCCACGGTCAGTGTTAGTATCTGTTGCGTGTACAACTGTTATCTCAGTCTGTGTACTAATTCCAGCAACTGTTACTCCTTGGAATGTAAGAGTTTTAGTTCCAGTATTAATTGCTGTAACTGTTGTAATACCACTTGCTGAGAAACTTGAATGTAAAAGAGTATCATTAACTGCGATACCTGTTACTTGATCAACTACGACTGCAGAAGCACCAGCGTTGATAGCAGTCATTACAGTTCTTGTGCTGGTAGTATCACCAACCATCATGATTGGGTCATTAACAGTTGTCTGTGTTGAGTTAACTGTAGTTGTTGTACCATCAACTTGTAAGTTACCTTTGATGATAACGTCACCTTCATTACTTAGACCATCTGGATAAGGGTCAATGAATATCTTATTTCCCTGTCCAGCGAGAGATGCGATTATATTATCTTCTATTCTGATATTACCAAGAGAACTATTACCACCAACAATTAATTGACTATCAACAGTTACTTTACTGGTGCCAAATCTTACATTTGCTCCAGCAAATCTCAATTCGTCTGTTCCATTCTCATCATACTCAATAGTTGCATCAGCGGCTGCTGTTCCATTTGCACCTCCACCAAAACCAAGTTTGGTGTCATCAGGAACCATTACTTCACCTGAACCATTTGGATTGAAAATTATATCACCATCAGTATCAGTTGAAGATAATGTATTAGAGTCTAAAGTTAAATTATCTACATTCCAAACATCTATTTTTCTGCTACTATCAAGTATCGCTACAATACCACCATCACTGTTTCTAGAGTTTGTTACACCTGCTAAAGCACCAGGTGTGTGCTCCATCATAGATGTGTAGTAATGACCAGCAACTGGATGAACGTTTGTACCGTCATCTCCTAAAAATACTCTGTCTTTATATTGATTTGTGCCACCATACTGACCTATACCAGTCACGTATGCCATTTCACCCCAATTCAAACTCGCTGGTTTTGCGGTACCAGATGATCGTTTGATTCTAATAATACTAGCCATTTAGAAATTTCCCCCGTTGATGTCTAAGTTCTGTGCTGCACCTGGAGTCAACTCCAATGTTGCGTCAAATTTTTTAGTCACACCATTAAAAACAAGAACCATACCATCTTGTAAGGTTCCACCAATATTCACATCACTTAATTCTGTTAATGATAGAGTTTGAGCACCTGCCAGAGATGAAATCACCTTTGTGGCATTTTGTTGTCCAACTCTGACTTTGATATTTGCCATCTAAGTTAGCATATTCAGATCTAAAAAGTATTTATATTTACTAAGACGTTATCTTTGAAGCTAGTTCTTTTAGCATCAATTTAAGAGTTTCAAGTTCTTCTTTCATAGCGTCTATCTCTGCCTGTTTGTCAGAATTTCTTCTTTTATCAGACATATAATGATTATATCCACTAGTGTCCATATTAACTATAGCACCTGTTTTCTCATCACGAAAAAGATTTTTATGCCCTTCTACTGGTATCATTATGCTAATGCAAGTGCTCTAAAATCTTTTAGTGTTACAGGGAAAGATTCATTCGTTGATATCATAACAATTTTGATTACAAATCCAGTAAATTGTTCTAAATCGTCAGCAGTAAACTGATAATCAGAAAATCTACCAAATTCATTAGGTGCTACAAATTTGTCTGGTCTACCATCACTTAATGCTAAATCAATCGCAGTATTTCCAAAACCATCACCATCAGTGTCAATCATATTTTTAAAACCAGGAAATGGTCTATAAGTTTGTGATACTTCTGAGGAATCAGCACTGAATAAACGATAAAATACCCTAAAGTCTGCTTCAGGTTGTACACTTGCACCCACCAACACTTTAAGAGACGTTGCAGGTTGTTCCAAATCAACTCTCTTTGTGACAAATATAGAACCGTGAGGATCATCCTCTAATTGATTAGTTCTACTATCATCTGCATAATTTTCTAGACCAATTGGATTATTAATCTTATTTCTACCTAATATAAATGTTGCATTTTTAATATCTAATGCTGGTGATAAATTAGGATCATCAGAACTCATATCAACGTTTAAAGTTAAAGATTTATTCTTAGGTAAACTTGAAAGTTTATCTACCTCATTTACTTTTGATGCGACTAATCTTGGACTAGGTAAAAATACAGTTTCATTTAGAATTGCTGGTTCAAAACCTTGATCTATAAATGATGACTCACTACCATCAGCACTTGTTCCACTAATAGTTCTAATAGATGATGTTACACGAGTAAGACTACCAGGTGTAATTACATTAAACTGTGGTGATATTGTACTATACTGATGATTTTGTGAAATTTTCACTTTATTTGCACCAATCGCCTTTTCACCTGAAAAACACAGTAGAGAGTTACCGACTCTTAAGGGTGCAATACCTGCAGTATCAACCTCAAGGAAATAATTATCAATATTAGATGAATTTATTAGAGTTGTATTTGTAGGAACTGTATGAGTTGTGTTAATACCAACTAAAGGCATACCACTTACTTCATAAGTTTGAATTGTTTCACCTTCAGCATGAGTAGATGCAGTTGTATTCAATATACCTCTTGTGAGACTTAATTGACCTGTTCCAACAACATAAGTAACAAGTTCTTCTCCAATTAAAGCTTCACCTCTATCAGTTGCTATTCCACCAAAAGTTGCAAATGGTGTTGTATTACCAAT